TGCCGACTGGATTTCGTGGGTGCGATGGCTGCGGCGGTCTACATCGGAACGTATCACTCGGTTCGTCTCAAGGCTCCGCTGATCGAGATGTACAAGAACGAGATCGTAGAGAAGGGTCATTCGCTTAACGTACCTTGGGCTCTTACCTGGAGCTGCTATAAGGGGGAGCTCCTACAATGTGGAAGCTGTCCCACGTGCAGAGCACGTAAAGCAGGATTCCTTAGGGCTCAGATCTTCGATCCGACGATCTACCAGAACAATACAGGAAAGAGTACTGGATGAACATTCCGTTCCAGCCCAAGAAGATGGTCAGTGCTATCCGTCTGGCTCTGGCCATGTGGAGATACTACTACCCACATCCAAGGAGAAAGTAATGGCCCAAACGGTTAGACAGATATTGGAGGATGCCCTTCAGAAGATACGGAGTGAGCATGGCATCCAGATATCGAATATACGCGTCGACTGGATTCCCCAGCGCGCGTTAGGCTCTGAAGACCTTCCAGAGCTTGCGGAAATACTTATCGACGCAGAGGCTGTCAGATGATCGTAGCCTCCCGATACCACGATATCTCTTGCGGCCATCGAGTATTTGGCCACGAGAGTAAGTGCGCTCACCTACATGGGCACAACTACCGAGTTCACTTCCACTGTGAAGCTCCTGAGCTCGATGCAGTAGGAAGAGTCATCGACTTCTCTGCCATTAAGTCTAAGTTATGCATGTGGTTGGAGGATAACTGGGACCATAAGTTTCTAGTCTGGCAGGAAGATCCCTGGGCGGTGCCCTTGGAGATGATGGATGAAACTGTCGTCATTCTCCCCTTCAACCCTACAGCTGAGAACATGGCAAGGTTCTTAGTAGAGATTCTCGGTCCGAAGCAACTAGAGAGCACTGGAGTAACTCTGGTACGGGCTACGGTTGATGAGACTCGCAAGTGTTCTGCTAGTTACATCATACCTGTGACTAAAAGCCTCAGAGAGGAGATGCACAAAACACTTGAGGAGGTACAGGCACTAAGCCAATACCTGAAAGGAAGGGAGACTCCTTATGAAGGACCGAGTCAAGGCTAAGTTCGAGCCGCAGGCGACTTTAGATCAACAGATCCCTCTTGTCGAGTTGTATGGACCAGTAATTCAAGGTGAAGGGGATGTTATCGGCTGCCAGACACTATTTATGCGTTTAGGCGGCTGCGACTATAGGTGCATACACTGTGACTCTATGTACTCAGTAGACCCCTCACAGTTTAAGGAAGCTCCTCGGTACAACGCGGCTGATCTGGGTGTCCTAGTAAAGGACGAGCTTCGAAGGAAGGGCTGTCGAATGGTGACTGTCACTGGCGGCAACCCTTTGATGTGGGATCTGTCTGGGTTTCTAGCACAGCTCCCTGCAGACATCGAAGTCAGTGTAGAGACGCAAGGGACTATCTGGAGGGATTGGCTGTCCGACTGTCGGTATGTATCTCTGAGCCCTAAAGGTCCAGGGATGGTAAAAGACCAAGTCAGCAAAGACAATCTGGAGTCTCTGAAAGCGTTCATAACCAGACTACTAGTTAGAAGGCCTTCTGCTAGGGGGATATTCGTTAAGGTTCCCGTATTCAACAACGGCGATCTGTCCTTCGCTGAGAGGATTGAAGGTATATTGATCTCTATGCCTGATCTGGGCACCCGCGACATACGTAGATACCTCTCTCTAGGTAACTGGGCTCCTCCACTATCGCTAGCCTCTCAGGATTCGAATTTTGCGCCATCGGGGATGGAGTCGCCGTCCCAACGTAGGGAGCTCTTAGTGAAACGTTATGCGGCTCTGTGCGACGAGGTAATGGCTCATTGGCCGTCTCTATCTAGGTGGCAAGTTCTACCACAACTCCATGTCTGGCTATTCGGTAATGAAAGGGGAAAGTAGTATGTTAACACTGTTCTGCGAGTTCTGTAAGAAAAACGTTCCTGTCGTATGCAGGAGTGCTGTTACGTCTTGGGGGTGCATAAACAAAGAGCCTTCGCATGAAGCTACTCCAGAAGAAGCGGCCAAGTTTGGTGTATCAGAGGCGTTGAAAGCTTTAGGGTTCGATCTGGAGGACGAGAACTTTTCTGACACTCCTGCTAGGTTCGTACGATACCTTCAGGAGTACTGTAAGCCCTTCAACCCTATCGAAGTCCTCAAGATCGGGTTCAATCACGAACACGCAGAAGTTGCCGGCTATAAGGGGATGGTCGTTCAGACTAACATCCCTTGGAGAACTATCTGTCCGCATCATCTACTACCCGTCACGGGAAGATGTCACGTCGGCTACATCCCCACAAAGAGAGTGGTAGGCCTATCTAAGATTACACGTCTGGCTCAAGCTGTTGGGACGGAGAAGCCTCGGATGCAAGAGACGTGTACCGATATCATAGCAGAGCTCCTATCTCTTCATCTCGAGGCTAAGGGAGTTATCGTCGTGATATCCGCAGAACACGGATGTATGTACGGAAGAGGAGTCCATACACCAGATACCCCCTCAGTTACAAGCACAGTTCGTGGGTTGTTTCGAGATGTACCAGCTGCGAGGGAGGAATTCTTCGAGCTAGTCAGGATTAACCACGTCACTTAGGGGGCCACCAACATTTGCCCTCTTGATTTGACACTTGCACTTATGCTATAATTATTGGATAATAGCCAAGAAAGGTGACTCATGTCTAAGTTCGCTCCGGTAGTTCCCGCCCCGATAGCTCAGTGGATGCAAGGGGATGGTGTTGGGGAGGATCTGCTAGGAGACTACCATCTTCTCCTTGCTCACGACGTTGTAGCCAACGCGAACCTCTACAAGAAGGTGTATTCCGAAGTTCGGAAGCGGTGGAAGGATTCTTTCATCATCCTAGACAATAGTGTCGTGGAGCTTGGTGACGCTGTCGGGAACGGAGTACTATTCGAGGCGGCGAAGATTGTTCTTCCGGACTGCATCGTAGTCCCTGACGTTATGGGGGATGGTATCGCGTCTCGGTATCGTGCTCAGCATTTCTGTCGGGAATATACTCGAGCTGTTCACGAGGATGAAGTACTCAACAGGCTACATATCCCTTTGATGGGAGTCATTCACGGTAGGGACTTAGACGACTGTCTCGGTACTGCCTTCGAGTATTGGTGCACCAGCCCTATTGACTATGTGGGTATACCCAGAGTCCTCACGAAGATGCTGGGGAGTAGGATGCCTGTTCTACAGAGTGTCCTCCGCAGCAGCTACTTTAGGGGCGTACACCTCTTGGGCTTCTCTGACAACCTTCTCGACGACGTCTCCTGTGCTCGGATGAAAGGTGTAGGAGGTATTGACTCAGCAGTACCGATTCGAGCTGCATTGCAAGGACAGCGTATGACGTTAGACGTCAACAAGGACTACGGACCTCGAGGGGACTTCTGGAATAGCCCTGTGGATCTTATCAAACGCAGGGCGGTGAATGTCACGGACAATATAATCCAAATACGGAACTGGATAGGTGGGACCGAGTAGGTGATTCCCCAAAAGTTCGCCCACATTCCACGTCAGGCTCCAGAGCTCTGTCCTGGATGTCCAGGAGGCTCTCGCCGTGTAGGAGCTCGAGGAAGGGAGGATGCCGATCTTGTTATCCTTCTGGAGGCTCCTGGAGTCGAGGAGTTGATACACGGGATTCCTATCTGTGGTCCTAGCGGGGATCTCATAGATCAGGTTCTACCTCCCGACTTCGACAAAGACGAGAAGGCCTTTATTATCAACTCTATGCAGTGTAGAGGCCCCAAAGCTAAGAACAACCCCCAGGTAGAGAAGGAGTATAAATCCAGAGCGGTGGCTGCTTGTAGGACTAGAGTGCTAGAACAGGTATTTCGCTATCCTCGTAAATGTGTTCTAGCCTTAGGTGGATGGGCGTCTATCTGCCTAACAGGGAACCACGACTTTAAGATTACCCAGCGTCGCGGAGTTGTGTACACGATCGAGCGTGAAGGTGTAAGTATTCCGGTAGTACCAGCAGTTCATCCAGCATTTCTACTTAGAGGTTCCGGCAACCCTAAAGTCTTCCGGGAAGATATCGACTCAGCTCTTCATATAGCTTATGGAACGCCGAGAAGAAGTAGGACACATCGCTGGGCTGACCCCAATTGGGCTGTGATCAACAACGTTAGCCAGCTTCGGTGGCTCATCAGTAGTATTAAGAGCAGACTAGTTAACGGAGACCCCTACGTAGCAGCGGATATTGAGACCTCCGGGTTTAACCCGTTTACTGATTACATGCTCAGTATTGGGTTCTACTTCAAGGATTCCGACGATACGGGCTATCTGTTACCTGCTGAGAGACTCAGTATCCCTACCTACTTTCGGTTAGTGAAAACCCTCCTCCGCATCCCAGGAGTTAGATTTGTCTGGCAGGGAGGGAAGTTTGATGAGAAGTTCCTAAAAAGGAGAGGGTTGTACAGTGTGCCGATCGTCCACGAAGATACGTTACTTCTGTCCTACGCTCTGTCTGAGGCAAGCAAAGATCACGACCTTGACGAACAAGCTAAGAATGATCTCGGGGCGCCGAACCATAAACATATGGTCTCTCCCTGGGTGCGTACTAAGAAAGATTCGTACGCAAACGTGCCGAGGCCGGTTCTATATGACTATCAGGCGCGAGACCTCAAGAAGACGCTTCTAGTCTACGACGTCAAACGTCCTCTTGTAGCATCGGACCCAAGCTTGGAGAAGCTGTACACTAAGACGTTACTCCCTGCTAGTTCGTTCCTTACCGACTTAGAGTTATACGGAATCCACGTCGATTGGGATTATGTACGTATCAACCGTGAAGGGGCTATACAGGACGACGTAGATAGAGGATTAGTAACCTCTCTAGACAAGGAGATTGGACTAGAGAAGGAACTCCAAGTTAAGCTATCGGAGCTGGAGAAGATTGCTGGCTATCCCGTAAATCCTAACGCTCCGGCAGAGGTATCTGCTCTCCTATACGACAGATATGGTTTAACCATCAAAGGCGTTAAACCCACAGATACACGGAAGGAGACCTTGGAAAAGCTGCCCTCTCACCCGGCAGTTAAGCTTATCCGAGATTATCGGTCTACTACCAAGATGCTAAGTACGTACGTGACGGCTATCGAAGAGAGGGCTATCGACGATAGAATCCATACCACCTATAAGCTTCACGTAACTACAACTGGTAGACTGTCTTCTTCCGAACCCAACATTCAGAATATACCTCGTGAGGCACGTTTCAAACGGATGTATCGTGCTCGTCCAGGATACGTTCTAATCGAGGGGGATTACAACTCCGCCGAACTCCGTATGCTAGCTGCTCTTTCGGGAGATAGATTCCTTACCGGAGTATTCCTAGATGACAAACGTAATCTCCACGACGAGGTTGCAGTTGCTATGTACGGTCTTAGCTGGACTGACTACCAGCGTATACGAGCTAAGGCAATCAACTTCGGTATTCCGTACGGCCGTGAAGCTTTTTCGGTTGCACAAGAGTTCGATATGCCGGAAAGAGAAGCTCAGAGGCTTATCGATGCGTGGTTCGCACGTGCGCCAGAAGCAGCAAAATTCCTGAAGAGGTGCCGCTCAGCTCCCTCTAGAGGAGCTGCTCTGGTAACAGTGTTCGGGAGGAAGCGACGTCCAGGGGTCGTTTCTCCGGAACGGATCAAAGGTCTAATGAACGAGTTTGCGAACTTCCATATGCAGAGCCCTATTTCCGACTTTACAATACACTCGGCAATGGAGATGAAAGGTGATCTAGCTAGGTGGGGTGCTCATACAGTAAACCTAATCCATGACTCCATCCTTTCGGAAGTCCCAGACGATCCAGAGGCTATCCAAGCAGCTAGCAACATCGTCAGAGATACAATGGAGAATGTTCCCACTAAATGGATCAAAACTCCAATCCGGTTTAAGGTTGATCTGAAGAGGGGGACTCATTGGGGACTACTGAGTAAGTGGGAGCAAGATAGTCAAGGGGTATGGAGTTCTCCCCCAGCTAAACCGAGGTTAGCAGCATGATACCCATAGAGATGGTACTTCCAAGTGGTAGGTTTGCTCGCATCGAGAACGCTAGAGGGGAGCATCTACTAAAAGCTTTAAGAGCCGATACTGAAGGGAAAGATACAACCTTCTACCTTATCAGCTTGTTGTGCACTATAGACGGAGAGGCTGTCTCCTACCAGGATCTTCTGGATATGGATCTAAGAGACGCATTAGCCCTCCAAAGAATGGCGTCTAAGTTGCTGGGAACTCCTATACAGGAGCGAAAAAGTTAGGACTAAATGAAAGGGTAGTGATGGAAAAGGTTAAGCCGAAAGCATTAGATGTGCTCCTCCAACAGTTCTTGTTCGTACACACCTGCTGGCAAGATCCAGTTCGATCTGTCAGGCACAAGATGTCGTACGATCGAGCCATTAAGGAACTGGTGGAAGTAAGAGAACAAGCTCTCAGGTTTAAGTTTGGGTCTCGTTTGGCTCACCGAGCACAGCAGCTCCTAAACGAGATTGTCAAAGCACCCATGCCTATCGACGCAACGGAGGCGACGGGATCCTGACTATCATAAGCCACTTGCGACTATCGAGGTGGTTGCTGTATAATAGGAATATAAGCTAGGAGAACTTCGCTTCTTTCGAGCAGCAATAGAAGCCGTTACATTTAGGATGAACATGGAAACGAAACACACGGAAGGGCAATGGGTAGCCGAAGGCGAGTTAATTTACGGTCCCAGGGAAGGAATCAGCGGTGCTCCCCTAATTGGGGAAGTTAGTACTCCAATCCTTGCACGCCGCATCGTTGAATGTGTCAATGGTTGGAGTGCCGCTCAATCCGAACTCATCCGACTGCGGGAGGAGAATTTTGCACTGAAGAAAGACGCGGAAAGGTATCAATGGCTGCGCGATATACACGGCGTCGGCTTTGTTAGGGATGATTCTCCCTATGAAGGACAGTTCGACTGGAAGCGCGGTACAGAGGCAGATTCCGCTATCGACTCCGCCCGCGCTAAAGTGCAATCATGAGCAAGACACCAATCACGAACGCCAACACAGGATACGTCGGCGATGATCCCCCGATATTTATCAGGTCAATTACGGGACTGTTTGTGGAAGCTAAAGTCGCCCGCCGCCTGGAAACAGACCGAGCGCGG